TAGTGTCTGTGATTAATCCTGCACCAAATACGCCGATACCTTTAATAGCTGGGTACTGTATATAGGTGAGAGTGTGAAAGTTAGTCGTACCTGGTAGCCCTTTCATGATGTAACTCACGCCTCGGTCGTTTACAAGCGAGAAATACAACCACTCAGAGTCGCCACTAATTCCGGTAATACGTCCGTCTAACTCTTCTGAACCAGCCTGAGCCGCACTAGGAGGCCATACAATCGTCTGTGTATTGTTGTTTGGGTCTATCTGTAAGATGCGTCTGCCGTATTGCACGTATATATTGCCGTCGCTCCACACAAACGGACGTGACCCATTACCGGCTCGTGAGTACCACGGCTCTGCATTACCTGTGTTATCCCAGACGCTGAGAGAATCAGATCCGTCAGTGCGCCAGATTGAATTTACTTTGAACACATATATAAAGTTGCCACCGATAATCATCCCAGCGACGGTGTCGTTGAGCGAGTCGCCTAACGCAATGGCCGCTGACCACGCAGCACCGCCGTTTTGACCGTTGACGTTAGATCGCACTTCACCAGCCCCGTTTACACCCCAAAGATACGGACTGCCCGATGTCTCTCCACGAATGGAAAAGAACAACATTTCTGCGTTTGATAAATTGCTTTGGGTCCAAGTCACTCCATCATCGGTAGAGTAGTAGTACTTAATAGCTGCACCAGTAGACGTAACCATCCCAGCCACAAACAACGTGCCGTTAAAGTCGATGATGTCTGTCATTGCAAAACCGGACGCGAAACTGAAATTAGCCTGGGTCCACGTCGGTGTAGCTCCACCAGTAAAGTACCAAAGATACTGTCCACCAAACGCCCACACATACCCTGTGCTTGGTGCGTAATAAAACTTCACCTCTGGATTCGGATCTCGTGTATAGCCTGTGGAGGATGTGAAAAACAATGAGGACGCAAGCGACGTCTGATGATACTGGACATCAGGACCGGCATAGAGCTTTCCTGCGTAGCTTGCATCCACACCACGAGTAAACGAATACTTGGTTAGGGACCCGGCTTCTTCATACTCGACTGAGTTAAACGCACAGCCACCCTGCCAGTTCTCATAGGCCACTGGAACTTCTACCTCGATAGGCACAGAAGCGTAATCGAATGACGCGGTATTGAATTGTGGTGTGACCTGCTCAGATAGTGACGCACGGTAGCCGAGTATGCCGTCAATATCGTTCAGCATGAACCCTAGCTTCTGATTATCTACCTCCAGGTAAATGTCGTAAGGGGTATCTACCCGTGAGCCGGTACTGATGAGTGCCATTATTGATAAGGACTACGGATCGTGGGTCGTTGCGGTATGACGTATCCCCACGCTTTCGTCGCATCCTTCTTTCTGTCTATGATCTGGATTCTTCTGGCAATGGTTTCAAACTCTTCCGTAGTCAGCCCTTCACGCTCGAACAGGATTTCTGCTGCGGCTCCGTACAGTACCTGTGCTGACCCCTGGTCAAGCTCCATCGTGTTCGTACATTGGGTCGCTGGGACACTCCCAAGCTCTGACAGATACTGTCTCCCGACCATGCGGATCTGCCGTCCATTGGTGGGAACCCAAGAGAGCTGAACCTTCTGTGTAGTGGCATCACGTCTGATGAGGTGTGCTTCGCGCCACGGGTACACGTCCTGTATAAGATTGGACTCCCCGTAGTAGAGCCATGCGCGGTTAAAGAATGCGGTCGCACCTGTTGATGTCCCTCCTGCCACAATTAAGGTCGCTGTCAACGTGGCGGCGTTCGTCGGAGAGATGTTCTTCTCTACCGTAAGCAGCTCCCAACCTGTACCTCCATGCAACGAAGAAGCAGTATCACCATCATCGTCAGTGAGCTGAATTTTGACCCCAGAGGTGTCACGAGTATTCACCCACATTCCGAACGTCATGCGCCGTCCTGCGGCTTGTGAGGCTGTTATGGACATGCTGCCGACTGTCTGTGCCAGAGTCCCTGTAGTCGCTGCCGCAGTAGCCAATTTCATGCAGCTTGTGTCGTACTTTGGAATCAAGCGATCCATGTTGGTTTGGCTGACTATCGTGGCTGTGGTGTTGCTCACCGTCCAGCTTGTAGTTGTGTCACCCACCGGATTAGACAAGACGTTCCATTCAGCCGTCACTGACTGCGGGTCTTCCACAAATATGTACATCGGGCCTGAACGAATGTCTGGGTTGATGTCATACCAGTCACTCAGTCCGTCTGACGTGGATGTATCGTCGTAAATTAAGCGGAAGGCGTGTTCAAATACATCTTCGCGTAGCCTGGCTTCATCCAAACACTCGAACTTGAGCGACGGATCGTACCGATGTATCTGGTAATCCGTACCACTAGCCACTGTCTCGCTAAATGGCGGGTCTACAAACACAGTCCCGGTAGCAGACACAAACTGAGTAATGCGCCTTACGTCGTATTGCAGGTTCCCTGCACCTGTGATTCTGACATAGAAATCAATGATCTGATCGTCACCAAAACGTGACAACGATGTGTCTACGAGCGTATTGAACGTACCTGACCCTGCACTCGTGGTGGTACTAGCCCAATAATCGTTGATGAACTTACTAAATCCTACTAATAAATCACACCCTGAAATAGTAGTAGTCCCACTAGAGCTAGTGGGAAATCCTATACCTACTGGTCCCATTACCATGTCAGGCTCCTATCGTCGCTCGTTATTTCCGTATGTATCAGAATTAAAATACGGGCGGTCGTGTACCGTGGCGAGCAAGTATTCCTCAGCCGTCGCCGTTATAAGCTCCCATTCATCAGTCGTGATGTCGGTGCGCTCCCATGACTGCGACGCATCAAAATAATCCGTTTCCGTTACTGACAATTTTGTATCGTCGAGCGCGACCGTATCCGTATCTTTGAAAATCCATCGGATTTCACGCGATACCTTAGATCTAATTAGTTTCATTGGTTACGCTCCTGATTGTGCTTGGTTGCCTGTATCTGTTATCAGTATTGATGTCGCTGTGGTGGCTGTACCAATTTTCCCATAGCCTAAATCAGTCATCGAATAACCACCTGCTGCCGTCAAATACACATCGCTTCCGCGCGTTAGTCCGCTTACATCGGTATTAGTTCCACTGATAATCGTGATGGTTCCAGCCGAACCACCCGAAATAGCCGCCTCAGAAATACCAAAGAAATTTGGGGCCGTTGTTTGGCCTGTCGGCATCGTGTAGATATTGCCCATCCCGTTATTTCCGTTGTTGTTATTCCAGCAGACGACCATCTTGCCGCCTGTGTACGGGCCGCAGCCTTGATTGTAGCCATTCGCACCTGTGCCCATAGTGTAGTTATAAATAACATCCAAGCCCGCTCGGACATATTCCATATTTTGCCCGATTCCTAAAGGTACGCCATGCACATCGTCATCGGTTCCAGAATAGGTCGCATACAAATTCCCGCTTGTCTGGTCAACTGCCACATTTATCAAGGGCGGATACGAAGCGGTGACCTGCGTAACTCCGCTCAGGGAATATGGTCGCGCCGCAATAATTTCATTCGTGGTAACGCGTAGAGCGATCAAAGTCGGCTCGCCGTCGTTGTCACTTTTGAACCCAACATGATGAAAGTCGTTCACATCGTCGTAATCCATATTGAACGAATGGTCGCTCGAACTACACGGCATGGATGGATTTATAACTATCGCCTGTGATGTAAGTGCTACTGTCGGGGTCGCGTTGGTGTAACTGTACGACTCGGCTATAAGTGCTTTAGTTTTATAACCGAGCCTGACGATTCTGTTTGACCGCGAATCCCATGTGAATTTTTGATAATAAAACGTGCCCGCAAGACCGCCCGCTGTTGTTGAGTCGCTCGCTGCGGTCGCTGTAATTGTTGAGCCTGAGATGGACATCTTGTAAAAGTCAGCCCGCGAGCTATTGTTCGAGTCAGCTACACAGGCAATCGTTACGCCGTCGGTCGCGTTGTACAGCACATTATTTCCGTGATATCCCGTCGGGGTATGTGCGCCCGTTCGGATACTGATAGGCGTTCCGTTGTTCGTCACTGTCGTGCCTGAAAATGTACAGGAGGCAATTTTGTGGTCGTAGGTGCTCGCCGTGAGTGAATAGATAACCCACAACTGGTTCAAGGTTTCATCATAGACTGCATCTAAGAATTCACAGCCCGTGTAGGCTGATTCCAAGCCGACAGGCGTTCCCCATGTAATAGTCGAACCTGATACAGACCCCATCGCTACAGTGGGCACATTACCTGCTCCCGTATCGGTGTACGCAACCCAGACATTTCCCGTGTCTGGGTCATAACCTGTTTTAACCCACTTCACCCCCGAACCCTCAAACTGAACACCCGTTGAGGGGCGCGACCCATCTGCGCGAGTGTCAGCAATCGTCGACACAGTGCCGTCGCTATTCAACGCAACTGCGACACCAGCACCAGATATAGCACCAGTCGCAGTCATTTCTTTTGTGCCCCCACTCGCAGGAATGGCAGAGAAATTTGGAGCACTCGTCGCACCTTGCGAAGTGAGAACTTCCCCCGATGCCCCCAGAGGTAACTCTGTGATAGCCCCACTAGTATTGGAATAGAACACTTTATTGTTGCCAGCATCCAACATTGTGGCTGCGATCTGAGAAACTGTCGCGCTCTTGGTTACGTTAGAATCATCGACATCAGCGATGAGGAACTTGTCACCTTCTGCCAGGGTAGTAACTGCTGCTGAAGCGGCATTGACGCTGACATCTACGTCGTTTGCATCCACGTTGATAGCGTTACCCGCACCTACATTGAGAGTGACATCGCCCGATGCGCCGCCCCCGGTCAGACCATCCCCTGCGGTAACGGCTGTAATGTCTCCTGTAGCAGAACCGACTGTCTGTGTGCCTGTATTGTCTCTCCAATGCAGTACGTTTGACGTGGTGTTGTACCACATATCACCTGTTTGCAGTGATGCTGGATCGCCACCTGAACTGCGAGCCATGTTGAATCTGTCTGTGGCATCGACGGTAGTACCCGTAAGGGGTGCGTCTCCTGCGTCTAATACGCCGTAATCGGAACCGAGTTGTACGTTCCTCGTAGTAAATGTAAACCCTGTGAGGGTGGGAATAACTGTCACACGCTTTAATGCCACTGCGTCTGCACCATTGAGGTACGCCTGTACCCAACCTGATGCGTCACTAATGAGAGGGTTGGCGATAGTTGTCCCGCCTGTAAGCCCTGCGTACATCGTCTGTGTGATATTGGTGGTGGTGTCTAATTGTGCGACCTGAATACTGGCCCCAGATATTGGTACACCGGAGCTGTCGAGTACCTGGTATCTCAGTGCTTGACGAACCATTATGTCTCCTTAGTTAAAAAACAGGTGGGCTACTCCCCAGTACTGCCCACCCGTTCTTTATCTGCTTAACCCCAGTTAACTGGTAGCAAGAACGCAATCATCTTGGTGTTGTTCCCAGCAGAGATTCCTTTAATAGTGGAATCATTCTGCTCGAAACGACCAGACTCAACCGTTACATACTTCACGTCATTCGCAGCCATAGTGATAGCCAGGTTGCCCTGACCCTGTACCTGCGCTGGTGGTCTGTCACCAGCCGTGATTGTTACGTTGTTTGCACCACCAGCAGAGTCAATGAATCCCAGAAGTACAGGTGAACCAACACCCGTCACATCCAAAGAGAATCCATCAGCACCGGTGGCAATCGCGGTCCAAGCCGCAACTGGCAAATCTGCGCTTGCTTCATTAAGGGTTAGTTCTGTGAGTGTTACTGCTGTAACTGCCATTTTCTAATCCCCTTTCTTATTGCGAAATACAGTCGGCGTTAGCCAACACGTATGGTCGCGTAATTTTGTATCCGTACAAGTGCAAGCCTTTGATAGCGTCGGAGAAGGCTGACTCAGGTCGGTATCCTTCAACACTATTAATCTGCTCTGCGTAGGTAACACCGTCCGAGTGACCGGCGATAACGTAGTTTCGTCCTGCACCAGCAGAAGGAAGGTTGTTAGATACAACAATCCTCATCCCGGCAGCAGCACCAATGATTCCGTTCTCTAGGTCTTCACGGTTTGCTTGTGTACCGTATGACACGAAGTTTGCGTTTTTCTGTAACCAACCGTGATAGAACGGTGGAATTATGCACCAACGGCCAGCTCTTGGCACGTTGTTGGTGTCTAGTTTCACAGCTAAATCAACAAGGTTTTCATACGCATCCACGTTTGCACCATCACCAATAATCATGGCTCCCAGTGCGTTATTCACATCGCCTTGCGCTTGCATAGCGGCCAATACCGAAGTGTCGGCTGCATCTCCAAGCCCCCAGGCAGCGTCACGCATAGCTACGTCCATTAGCGCACCATCATCACGTACTTGTCTCGCGTCTACATCATCTACTTCAAATGCAAAGTACTTCGCCTGATCTATCGTGAGCACCTGTTGAGAATCGTCGAGAGTCTCAGGTGTGATAGCAGTCGTGTTCTTTACATAATCAGCAATAGTTACACGCCCGATTGATGTAATTCGGACGGTATCCCCCATCTGGTCTATGTCACCTTCATAGTTTCGGTTACATAGGTTTACGGCAACGTGGGAATCGTTGAGATTCTCCAATAGAGTTGCAGCCCATAACGAAGGAATAAATCTGTCTACAGACATGATCTCTCCTAGCTAATAGTTAGCCACCTCGGAGAGCTTTATTTCGGACTTCCTTTGGAATCTTCATAATCTCTTGTGGTGA